GCTTCAATCTCATCTTTTAATTCTTCTTGAAACGTTGAGTTTAATTTTTCTACAATCGCATCAAGATCTCTTACTTGAGCTTCTGCTACTTGTAAATTATATTCTTGTTCTGGTCTTGTTATTACCTGTACAATTTTTGCCATTATCTTCTTCCATCTGGTTGTATATCTAATCTAAAAGTTCCTAATTTCCAACTCTGATTAGTTGTTGTGTTTGCAATTTTTAATGCAATAGCTCTAGCTCTTGCACGTGTATCTACTTTTTTAGTAGAGGATGATACTGTAAATGGTCCAAGTGATGAGCTTGCTTGTGTATCATTTGGAAAATCTCTTAATAAAAACGTAACTTGTGTATTACCTGTTTGAGATACAAAGTCAGGTATAAATCTTCTTATCTTCATAATAAACTCTCCGTCTCCTCTAAAAGTTGCAACACCTGTTTGCTGTCCTTGAGATGATCTTGCTTGTGTTATATCAAAATCTCCTGATTCAATGCTAGCAACAATAGCTGTAGTTGCACCACCTTGAACTTGATCAGTTCCTGTTTCGTGTTCATAGTATATTGTTCTACCTTCTGTGTTTCCTACAACATCAAAAGATGTATCTGTCCCAGCTTCATAAGATAATGCGTGTGGACTACCAAATACTGCAGAGTCTTCCCACATGGTTCTAGCTAAAGATCCAACAGTCCATACTGGTCTTTGTGGTGATGAATCAAAATAATTATATGTAACTTGTCTATTGACTACTGATGATCCTGTAGTTGGATAAAACCATATAACTTCACCAAACAAATTATTTAATCCAGCAGACACCATCTGATTACCAGATTTTAAATTTATATTATCATAAACAAAGTCTTCTACTAAACATGGTAATGATTCTAATCTACCAGCATATCTAAAAAAGCCATTCTCTGACATCCAATATGCAGCGCCATCAACTTCAACACATGCATTCTGTCCAGCAAGTCCACAGTTAGTTCCAACTTGTGCAAAGGCAAATGTAAATGGTTGACCAACAAAACGTTGTGTGAACAACGCGGTATCAGTCCAAACATAGATTGCATCTCTACCTCTAATTGCTCCTCTGATCTGTGATCCGTCAGCTAGTCTCTGTGTACCAGCTGTATTGGTTGCTGTGGGNACATATGTATTTATATCTTCTTGATCTGAAAATCTTACAAACATATTATCTTGTGTTGTTGGTGTTCCAATCGTTGTTTCTGTACCAAAGAATACTAAGTGTCTGTCAGGTGTAGATACTAACATGTGACGTGATGCTGTTGGTGCACCAGATATAATACTAGCTCTAATAGTTTCTGCATTTGTTGCTGCAGAGTTCCATTCAAATACAGCACTGTCATGAATTAAACAAATTGCTTTATCACCAAAATTATCTAGTGACCACATACCAGGCTCAAGAACTAAGTCACCCGATGCAGCCTCACCCCATGCTACAAAGTTTGTTGTGCTTGTAACTGTAGCTCCACCACTGTGGGCTGCAGCAGAAGTTCCTCTAACCTCTCTTGTAACACCTGTTAGTTCATTACCAGATATACCTGTGTAAGATATTTCTTCGTTATCTATTTTTATAAAGTTTGTTCCTGTATCTGGAAACTGAGATACATCACCTAATATAATTCCTGTTGTAACAGAACTATTTATACCATTTGTTAAAGTTGTTGTAGGTTCACCTGCTACTTCCCCACCCCATGATCCAAGTGACCAACCAAAACCTTGTGCTTGTACTGCTGGTCCTACAGGATAATAATGTTGTACTCTTATACCACCTGATGTTGTTGCACCAGATCCTGATTCGTTTGATGGCATTGTAATAGTTATAGTTGTGCTTGATGGCACAGTTGTTACCATAAATTTTTTATCGTCAAAATCTGCAGCTGCAAAATTAGAATTAGTTATTGCAGAAAAATTGTCTAATAAAATTATATCTTGTGCAGATATACCATGATCTCCGCTGAAAGTTATTGTAACAGTTGCTGATCCGTTGGTCGTGGTAAATGCACTAGTAAGCGTGTTTGTAGATTTAATAGGATGTATGTCATAAAACACACCACCTGAGTATGCATATAAAATTCTGTTAGTGCCAATAATTGCGTATTTTCTAGCTTTACTATTTACAAAATGATGAAGACCCCTACCTGCACCAGTTAATGCATCGTCTCCTAGTTGCTTCCATCCACCTATCTTTTCAGGTGTGCCATATCTAAAACGTACGTTATCACAGTCGGTCCACTGACCCTCTGCTGTTGTAGGTGTTATCTGTTTATTGATTCCAGGTTGAAACCCTATTTTTTGTAGCATATAAAATTCCTGTTTATTAGGTATTATAGCAAATTGTGTGTGATTTCAATATGTTTAAAGCAAGGGGAATCTGTGGTGGATCATCCCCTCGCAAGCCTAACGTATAGACTATTTTTTAGATTTTGTCAACTTAACACCTTTAAACCACGCAGGTAATCCTAGTAAAGGTCTTTTGTCTAAATAATTTTCTTTTGCTGTTTTAGAATTAGCTCTATTGTAATGTAAAAATACTTGTCCACAATCTTTACCTATAAACTCTTCTCTCCAATGCTCTAAATCACAGCCAGAATATATTAACATGTCACCTGGTTTAAGATCTATTTTAATACCGGCTTGACCTTTTCTACCTGTTGGATCTAAGTATATTGGCCATGGGTCACCACCTAAGTTTAATGTTGTAGATATTTCACAAGAGTATCTATCACTATGTCTTGCTAAGACATCTCCTTGTTTATAAATTCTTGCATAAGAATATGTTTCACTTAATTTTAATCCTGTATGTTTTTCCATTACTGGTTTTACTTCTTGTAATAATGTTTCCATTGCAACATCACTATAGTGTGAGTAAGTATTTGGAACTTGTTCATCAGACCATATACCCCAGTAGTCTGTAAAAGGTGAAATATATCTTTGATCAAATAAAAATCTAGCAACTTTTCTTTTATTAGAAAAATATTTATAAACAAAATCTGCTAATTCTTTTGAAATAGCATTTTTTAAAACTGTGTATTTATTTTTTTTGAACGACATTTAAGACTCCTTTTGGTATTGCTTGACAGTTCCAGTGTATAAACCTAAATGGTTCATAACCCATATCAACAGAATATAGATGTGGCATATACGATGGAAAAAAAATCATTCTGCCTGGTTTAACATTATAATGAAATTGTGAACTTGCTAAAGACAATTTTGATTTATCTTTTTCAGGTAAAAGATTCATCACATTACCTGGACGAGGATCTTCAAATACTGGCATAGATGTTTTTTCACTAGCTTTTAAAAAATAAAAACCAGACATATGTCCATTCCAATGTGTATGTAAAGTATGATGACCAGCACCTTTTTTAGCAAACTCTTGCACCCACATTTCTGTAATAAACACTTGATAGTTTGTTAAATCAAACCCCATTTCATTTAATAAATTAGAGGATGTACTTCCAATATAATCTTGTAATTGTTTAAACTTAGGATCACCAATTAAAGATGTTGAGTGAAATACATTACCCATATCACCTTTGTCACCAAACTTTTTGTTTCTTTTGTCTATGTCTTTTTTTAATCTTTTTTGTGCATCTTTTATATATTTGTCAGATGCTTTATTTAATTTATTTACAAATTTTGATTCATCAGCCCACCACACAGGACTAGGAAAATAACTTTCTAAATTTAATTTTTTTGGAAAATTCATTTAAACGGCCATCCTAAATTCCATATTACTAAACTATTTCTTTCTCCACTTTTTACTGGACATACTCTATGCCATACAAATGAAGGAAATACAACTAAAGATCCTTTAGGTAAAATTTCTTTACATTTTACAACATTTCTTTTTTTATCAGGATCTAAATTTCTAAAATCAAATTCTAATTCTCCACCTTTGTAATCTTTTGGATCTGATAAAGTAACAGTTACAGATAATTTTCTAATCTTACCATGTGATGGATCATTTGCATGTTCTCTAATATAAGGTTTATCCCAACTATCACAATGCCAATCATAATATTGTCCTTTTTTATATTTTGTAAATTGACAAGATTCACTAAAGTCCCAATTAAAATTCCAACCTGCACTTGCATTTGCTTGATGCACATAAGGTTGTATTTCTTTATACACCCATCTATCATTCATCCAAACAATGTTAGAATCTCTTTTCTTTTTTAAATCTTTAATTTGTTTTTGATTTAATTTTTTACCACCATAACCACCAGTGACTGCCATTTGTTCTTGCATTTGATGACCATACTTTACAATGTCATCACATATTCGATGAGGAATTGCTGATTGAAAGTACCAATAATAATTTGTTAAGTTCATATGTCTTTATGTAAAATTATATATCTTAAATAAAAATTAAAGTAAAGAAAATTACTTATATTTATATCTTATAATGACAATACCTGATCCACCTGCTTCACCTTTGGTATAGTTTGCACCACCTCCACCTCCACCACCACCAGTGTTAGCTGTTCCAGCAGTAGCAGAACCAGGTGTTGATGCACCTGCACCTCCACCGCCTGATCCACCAGCTCCTCCTGCTCCTGGAGCGAAATAGTTACCACCACCTCCACCACCAGCAAAAGCTGTTGGTGTTGCATTAATAGAAGTTGTTGCACCTGCACCACCAGCACCTCCATTTGCATTAGGTCCTGGACTTGTAGAGTTACCACCTGAAGCGGTAGCTCCACCACCTCCACCACCCCCTCCTGGGTTAGTTCCATTTCCTCCTGAATTTCCTTGAGAAGGACTTGTTGGAGGAGTGTTACCTGCATAACCTGATGTCGTAGGTGCATTCGGTCCACCTCCACCACCACCAGATCCACCAGCTGCTCCTGCATTTGTCCAACCAGCAGCTTTACCACCACCTGCTGATGTTATACAAGCAAATACTGAATTACTTCCACTACTATTAGCAAAAGGTGTTCCACAACCAGTACCTGGTGATCCTGCTCCACCTGCACCAATTACAACTGGAAAAGTTGTAAATGCAGTTACCGTTGCGGCTGATCCACCTGGATTACCATCTAAAGGAGATGCTGTGTAAGAATCAGTTGGACTTTTATATTCTCTAAATCCTCCAGCTCCACCTCCACCACCATGACCTTTACCACCTGCTCCACCACCTGCAACAATCATATAAGAAACAACGTTGTTACCTGGTGTTGGTGCTGTACATACAACTAAATCTCCTGAAGCTGTGAACGTATGAATTCTATAATCTCCTGATTCTGTTATTGTACCACCAGAGGCACAAATAAAACTAGGTATAGTGCTTGCCCATATTCCTTGAGACTTAAGTTGATATTGACTTTGCATTGACCACACACCAGTTGCTTTATTTAATTCTTTTACGACTACTATTCCTGAACCACCAGCTCCACCAGCTCCACTCGCTGGATTTGCACCAGCTCCACCAGCTCCACCACCTGTGTTTGCTGTTCCTGCTGTTCCTGGAGAAACACAACCACCACCTGGGCCTCCAAAACCACCTGCGCCTCCACCACCTGCGCCTCCAGTTCCAGCTCTACCAGCAGCATATCCACCACCGCCACCACCACCGGCAAAAACTCCTGACGCTCCAACGCCAGTGCCAAATAAAGGTGAAAGGTCTGTTCCTGCTCCACCATTTCCTTTAGTAGGTCCTGGATTTGGATGTCCTACACCAGCAGCGCTAGCACCACCACCGCCACCACCTTGTTGTATAGATGTACCAGGATAAGGAGCACCTGCTCCACCTGGATTTCCTTGACAAGCAGTTCCTGTTCCTGCAGCTCCAGCCGCAGCACAACAGCCACCACC